TCATTGACCGTATCTCTTTTTAGGGTCAAAATTGTTGAATAGTTCAGCTGTCTCATCAGCTAATTTTTTTGTTACATGGCCATATCTATCGAATGTAGTTCGATAGCTGGCGTGACCGACTCGTTCTTGAATCGCTCTATAATTTGCACCAGCTTCAATTAATAAGGTAACCATTGTATGACGCAACTCATGAAGTCGTATTTTTTTCAGCCCATACTTTTTAGTGAACTTGGACCATTTTGCAGTGGGGGTTGTGTAATAATAGGGCTTACCTTTCCCACTATGGAAAATGTATTGATGTTCTCCACCTTCCCAGGCATCACCTAATCTCAGTTTCTCTTTTTTCCACATTCTATAGTACTTCTCAAGCTCTTCCATGTACCAATCGGGCATTTTTACAAAGCGCTTGGATTTTTTTGATTTAGGATCTTTGATGAGTGGTTTTCCATCAATTGTTTTTGGAATTGAACGATTTACATAAAAACCTCCTGTATCCCAATCAACATCTAAATGCCATTCAAAGGCTAATCCTTCTGCTCTTCTTAGACCGCCAATCATTGCGCCCAAAAAGTACAATCTCCACATTATATCAATCTGATAAAGAGCTTCAATGCATTCTTTAGCTGCTTCTGAATCATAAAATTGCATTTCTTTGGTTTCAACAGAAGGGGGATCTAAACCTTCGGTTGGATCTACTTTGATTAGTTTCCATTGCTTAACAGCAACTTTGAACATTGCCTTTAGAACTTTGAATATGTCATATCTGGTTGAACTTGATAAACCTCCTGGTTTGCCGTCTTTTCGAATTCCGTCTTTTTCAAGTGAATCAATAAAGTCAACAATATGCATTGTTTTGATCTGATCTAATCTCCTATGACCGATTGCTGGAAGAATATAGTTTTTAATATGACTCTCATGCATTTCAGATGTTCTATGGGCAAATTTCTTATATAAAATTCGTTCTTTATATTCGTTTGCAAAAGACTCGAAGGTTGTTTTTTCGGGCGATATATATTCACCAGACGTTACTTCCATTTCAAACATTAGGAGTTGCTGTGATAAATATTTTTCTCGCTTTCTAGCGCTGTTTAGAATTTTTGGATCTTCAATTTTGATTGTTTTAGTCTTCCTATTGCGTTTGCCTTTTGAATCATAACCGTTCTCAACAACTAATAAAAATGATTTTTGACCTCTAGCCATCCAATGACCCATGATTAACACCCCACTAAATAAAGTTTCTCTGAAAACAGTTTTCTTTTGTACATTTCAAGCCGTTTAGCTGCGAAAGGGTATGTGACGTTAAAGGTATCCCCAATTAACTTTATAGCCTCCGATTGCATGCGCGGCAACGAAATCTTTTCGAGCATGAATGTCGGTACACAAAAGTGATACATGAAACTATTGGCCTGATACTCTTGAAGCTCTCGAAACATTCTATTCATATTGAATTGGTTTCCGGCATGCTTAAGCACATGAGAGAGTTCGTGAACGAAGTCTTGCCATTGCTCTTGTGGAGAAGCCCGAATATCCAAAACCATGCTGTAAAGACCATTTATACAAAACATGCTGCTGCCTTTTCTTTCGTAGTGAATCCAAATCTGAAAAGCAGCCGCAATCCGTTCCATGTCAACTTCTTCAGGAGTAAACATATTCAATTTTGTATAAATCTTCTTTACTTCTTCTTCTAGATGAGATAACTGAATTGTCATAATAGCACCACCTGATGGGAATGTATGTTCTGTTTTTGGTGTGAAAGAAAAGCCCTTTGAAGGGCTCTTCGTTACGCTGCTGTTGTCTGAGAATTGTCTTTTCTAACGAGTCCCATGATACCAGGGATAATAAGAAGTACAGCAGGCAGTAAGTAGAACAAGAATATGCATATTAATCCGCCAACACCAGAAATAATAAGTAAAACTCCACCTAGTTTAGGTTTGCTTTTGACAAGGATAGAGGCAACAATACCAAGAATTGATAGGAACACGGCGCCCCAACCTAATCCAATAATTTCACTTGTTCCAGTCGAATTAATAGAGGCATCAATTCCACCTACAAATAAAGCGATTATTGCTCCGAAAAAACCAAAAATACTCCCGATTAGACCTAAAACAAATTCAGTTGTTCTCTTCATTTCAAAATCTCCTTATTTAACTGGTACTGTGATTGATACTGCTTTGTTATTCATAAAGTCTTCAGTTATAACTTCACCAAAGTTCAATTTGATTTCTTTAACGCTATCAACGTCAATCTCTTTTCCTTCAGGAGCCGTAAATTCAAGAACTCCTTCTTGTTTAACGCCACCTTGAACTTCACCGCCAACTTCTCCATCAGTCAAGAACATGTTTGCTGATAATTGCATGCTGCCGATAACTGCATTTCCTTGGTCTGGATAGAAAGTCAGGACCTTGTCAGTAGTATTTTCAATGTTTATTCCAACGTTTATTTTGTCTTTCATGATCTTTACGTCGCCCAAGTTAACTTTCATTCCGAGAACTTCAGCAGATTGCTTACTCGCATCGACTTTTTTAGAGCCGTCATCTTTAGTCTCTTCAGTTTTTTTGTCTTTTGAATCACTACTCCCTGTAGAGACATCATCTGTCGAGCTACATGCTGCTAACGCAAGCGCTAGTCCCAAAGACATGAATAAAACGAACCACTTTTTCAACCTAATTCCCCCAGTTCATAAATTAGAATACTTATTAATAATCGACTAAAACTGCCAAAAATTCAAGAGGATTTTGCCAAAAATGTTAATAGATTCATAATATTAACGGGGGTAAGATGGTGAATTCACTTAACGGATCACCTCAAAATTTGCGGTTGAAAGAGAATATAACCTCAAAGATCACCTCAATTTTTGAGGTTGAAATGATTTCAACTGAATAGTTCACCTCAAATTTTGAGGTGAAGTGTTCAGCATTAATTAAACTAAACAAAACAATAATAATTATTTTTTGCTTCTGTTTACTCATCAGATGAATTTGGAATTTTACGACCTTTCGCCTTTTCTTTCTCTTTCAGGTAATTGATAAAGTCAATAGTTTGTCTGCGTGCTTCCTCAGAAAAATCTGCTGCTTCTTTAAAAGCTATTTGCAGATCCGGATCATTAATGAGGTCTGGAGAAACCGGAGTGTTAACGGTCATTGAATCATTATCCGTTCTTCCAAGTAAATAATCTGCTGTAGTTTGTAAAGCGTCTGCTAAATCACTAAGCATTTCGTTAGAAGGAGTGCTGTATCCAGTCTCATAGTTTGAGATTGTAGTTTTCTTCGTATTAACTTTTTCTGCCAGTTGGGTTTGGGTTAAACCCAAATCTTTTCTTCGTTGTTTTAATCTTTTAGGAAGCATTATCTACCACAACCTATCACATAAGTTCAAATATATTGTACATCAATATAATGTAAAATAAATATAAGTCCAAAAAAATCAAACTTTTAGGTTGACATCCAAGAAAGTTGGATTTATACTAAGCTTAACAGTTCAACAAACTTGGATTTTAGGTGGTGAAATAATGAAAAACCAAAATTTGATTTTAGCTAGAAAGGCAAAAGGCTATACCCAGGATGAATTAGCTTTGATTTTAAATTGCAAAAAGACAACAATAAGCAACTGGGAGAACGGGGTATCAAATCCTACATTGCCTATCGCATTTAAGCTATCTGAAAAACTTGGACGTGATATAAACGAGCTTTTTTTAAATTTGAAAGTCCAAGAAACTCAAACGACAAATACAGCATAGGAGGTTACGAAATGACACGCAATACAATGACCGTGCAGGAAGCTGCTGAATACCTCGGTGTTCACCACGATACGATTTACACAATGGTTCGTGAAAAAGAAATTCCACACTTCCGAGTGCGCACACGTATTTTCTTCACTAAGCACAACATAGATGCGTGGATCGAAGCACAGGAACAAGCAAATATGAAACAAGCGCAATAGCAAAGGACCTACTGAACGAAAATTTCCGTTTAGTGAATGACAACTCTATTAAGGAGGTTCACGAATGAATCAATTACAAAAAGTATTCAATTATCAAGATCACCAGGTTCGGACAGTTGTAAAGGATGGACAACCTTGGTTTGTCGCAAAAGATGTCTGCGAGATTCTAGGGATTAAAAACGCCACCCAAGCAGTATCAAAACTGGATAATGACGAACGGGCTATGTTGAACATAGGTCGACAAGGCAATACAAATATTGTGAACGAGCCGGGGCTTTACACTTTAATTCTGAGTAGCCGCAAACCCGAAGCCAAACAGTTCAAACGCTGGATCACTCATGAAGTTATCCCGGCAATCAGAAAAACAGGCGGCTACGTTGCAAATGACGAGTTATTCATCCAAACATATTTGCCGCAAGCTGATGAACATATAAAGCTGCTTTTCAAAACTACTCTTCACACTATGAAAGAGCAAAGCAAGCAAATAGAAACCATGAAACCGAAAGTGATTTTCGCTGAGGCGGTTGAATCGTCTGAGTCCTCTGTTCTTGTTGGAGAATTAGCGAAAATCATTCAGCAAAACGGTGTAGATATCGGGCCGAACAAATTATTTCAATGGTTGCGCGACAATGGATATCTGATTCGTAAAAAGGGTGAATCATTTAACCTCCCGACCCAACGCAGTATGGATATGGGCCTGTTTGAAATCAAGAAAAGAACTGTAAGCAATCTTGACGGTTCTATCAGGACCACACGCACACCAAAGGTAACCGGTAAAGGTCAGATTTATTTTGTGAATAAATTCATGTCGTCTCAATCGGCTTAATCGCACTTCACTCCACAACTTTGAGGAGTGAGCTGATCTCCACAATTTTGGGGAGATGCAGCAAGGGACAACCCCATCCCTTCATTAATTAAATTTTACCAATAAATAACTTATATATCAGGAGGCAAACATATGGAGAACAACCCATACAATTTGCGGAATTTACCGCAGATTATGCGCAAAGCCCGCAAGACTGCAGGTCTTGCACAGTATCAAATCGGAATTCTAATCGGTGGAAAAGATCAGCGTTATGTCTCAGATGTTGAAAACGGTTTTAGCAGGCTAACACCTGAGTTGTGCATTAAGTGGTTTGAAGCCTGCGAAGCCTACGAACATATTGATCTCGTACATTACTTGTTTAAGCTACATCCGACAGCGGTTGCACCGATTGATCCCGCATTAAATGAAAGCGCAAGCGCTGCAGTAATAAATATGATTCATCAGCTTGAAGAAGCATTGCAGGCTACTAAGCAGTTGGCACGATGGTTGGCAAGTGATCGACCGGGCCGTTCAAACGATCTACCGATGGGAGATATTAAACAAATATTTGATCTGATCCCAGCAAATAAAACGCTGATTTATTCATTAGTGCGGAGTCACGGTTTAAGCATGCAAGAGCTGGCCGATAGGTGGACCCGCAAAGCGTTGATGGATCAGGTAGCTATGTCAAAACAAGAAGAAAGGAAGGCGGTTTTTGCATGAAAACTAATCAGTTTTTGAAGTCAGATGTAGGTGCGGCGAAAAGAAAAATCGAATCAGCAGAAGAGCTCTCTATCATGCTTTCGGAGGCATTACGTGATGGTGATTATGAAGAGGCGATCAGTCTTGCTGGAAGTATCAAAGTTCTTACAGAGGATATCAGCCGACTGGCTAATAAAGGACGTTTATATGAAACAGCTATGAAAATGCAACAGCGTGGCATCAACTTGGCAGTGATAAGTAGGTGTTTGGGATGATGGTTCACTTTGTCCACAAACCAGCAACAGCGTTGGAGGTCAGAGCATGGTGTGAAAGAATCCGAAATCATAGCGAACTGTACTTGATTTGGGATAAACGCACAGCAAATTACAGAAAGGAGATTATGAATGATCGAAAATCCAATGATTCTAAACAACTGGCACGACAAGCTGACTGAGCCGGAAACGAAAAAGGATTTTTTCGGGGATGAAGTGACGCCTTTCGATGATTACGTGATAGATAGTGCCGAGGGTGAAGTCATCTTGAGGGAAAACCTTGAACGTTATCTAAAGGAGCATCTTGGTTTTGAATTTAGAAATGAGCATTAAAAAAGCCCACTCTGGCAAGTGGACTTAATTAAAGGCTTTCTGAAAACTCAAGTAAGAATATTCTACCAGATAGCCTCAAGAAAATCAATGGAGGTTTTATACATGGCTAAAGCAGTTAAAGTGGCATTCAGCGAGCGTGGGGAGGATCAGCAACGTTTAAGACAGGTTGGAGGTTCTATTGTATTCGCCAAAAACGGTAAGGCGCAGTTTAGTTTCCCTTCTATGGATCACTATCGGGAATGGCAGCGGCTTGGAACAGAAGCTTACAAAAGAAAGGTGGGGCTGCTCTGATGCAAGCAGAGGTTTTCGCTTCGACAGCGGACATGAGTCGGGACGAATGGCTTCTTGAGCGACGGAAGGGCATAGGCGGTTCTGATGCTTCCGTTATTTTAGGCATAAACAAATGGCAAACACCGTTTGAATTGTGGTTAGACAAAACAGGCCAAGTACCTGTAAGTGAATCAGGCAGTGAAGCAGCATACTTTGGCTCGCTTCTTGAAGACGTTGTTGCAAAAGAGTTTGAGATTCGTAGCGGCAAAAAAGTTAGACGGAAAAAAGCAATGCTCAGGCATCCCAAGCACGATTTTATACTGGCGAATGTTGACCGAATGATTGTTGGTGAAAAAGCCATTTTGGAGTGCAAAACCACGTCGGCATACAACCTGAAAGAGTGGGAAGATGACGAGATTCCCGACAGCTATATTGTGCAGGTTCAACACTATTTAGGAGTGCTGGGGCCTGAATATAAAAAAGCATACTTCGCTGTCCTAATCGGCGGCAATAAATTCATTTGGAAAGAGATTGAGCGTGATGATGAGCTCATTGCGATGATCTTTCAAGCTGAGATTGAATTTTGGAATGAAAATGTATTGGGCGGACAGGCCCCTGTGCTTGATGGTTCGAGTGCAGCAGAAGAATATCTCAAGCAACGTTATGCCGAGGCAGAGGGCGGTAGAGTCGTTGATCTCACTTCAGCGAATAAAACACGCATTCAGCAATATTTGCAGCTTAAAGATCAGATAAACGAACTCCAATTGCAAGCGAAGGAATTAGAAAATCAGATTAAGCACGAAATGAAGGAAGCTGAATACGGCTTCATCGGAAACTATCAAACTAGTTGGAAGTCAGTTTCAACTAATCGGATCGACTCTAAGAAACTAAAAGAGCAGTTTCCGGACGTATACGAGAAAGTCACTAAAGAAGTCCAATTTAGACGCTTTGGAATCAAGGAGGTTAGCTGAATATGGCTACAAATCAATCGCTAAAAAGCAATATCCAGAAGAAACAAAACAGTGCCCCAGCACAACAGCAAGGAACAACAATGAAAGGTCTGCTTTCTTCTCCGGCAGTCATGAATCGTTTCGAAGAAGTTCTAGGGAAAAGGGCTTCCCAATTCACAGCGTCAATTCTGAGCCTTTACAACGGTGAAAAAATGCTCCAAAAGGCAGAGCCTATGAGCGTAATTTCATCGGCTATGGTGGCGGCTACGCTTGATCTGCCAGTGGATAAAAACTTGGGTTATGCCTGGATCGTTCCGTATGGTGGCCGTGCACAATTTCAGCTTGGTTACAAAGGGTACATTCAGTTGGCTTTACGTACGGGTCAGTATAAATTCATCAATTGCATACCGGTCCATGAAGGAGAATTGCAAAAGTGGAACCCATTAACTGAGGAAATAGAAATTGATTTTGAAAAACGGGAATCAGATGCGGTTATTGGTTACGCTGCTTACTTTGAGCTTTTAAACGGTTTCCGGAAAACAGTGTATTGGACAAAGGCGCAAGTTGAAAAGCATAAAAAGAAGTTTAGTAAGTCGGACTTCGGCTGGAAAAACGATTGGGATGCAATGGCATTAAAAACTGTTTTGAAAGCAATTCTGAGCAAATGGGGCATCTTATCAGTAGAAATGCAGAAGGCTGTCATTGAGGACGATGAGGCACGAGACCGCATTGACATCACTGACGAAATGTCTGAGCCAGAAATCATTGACGCAGAAGTATCAGAGGAAAAACCAAGTGCGCAGGATGCTGATCCCTTTGATGGCAGGCCTGTAGACATCAGTGACGATGACCTCCCATTTGATTAAGGTCAGCATCCCCTTCTGTTACAAGTGGCTGACGGAAGGGGCGCCCAATCGCGCGCAGCTGTTCCGTGCTTATGTCGAAGGCTATCTCAGAACAAATGAACCTGGCTTACGTTTAGTCCGCATCAGCGGAATGACAGCACTGTGTGAAAGGAAGTAGGTGAGCCATGAACTACCTGAAAGAAATGAACGGCTTCATGAATTGGCTAGAAACGAATCCGTTGTCTGCTACAACTCAAGCATTATGGTTTCATCTTTTGCACATCAACAACAAGGCAGGGTGGCGGGAGTGGTTCACCACTTCAAATACCACTCTGCAAGCAAAGATTGAGATTTCCGAAAATACGTTGATCAAACACAGAAAGATGCTGATTGATCTTAAAAGAATCGAATATAAGCCGCAGGGGAGAAAGGCAGGGCAATACAGGCTGATCTCATTTGAAACTCCTGTATCAGAGCAGGAACCATCAGAAAAGCCTGTTCCTGAACTTGCACCAGCACCACAAGAAACGCAGGAGGTTGATCCAAAAATGAAAAACGCTTTTGAGCTATTCGAAAATAAGGTCGCTCGTTCTATCGGCTCCATTGAGGCGCAAAGAATCGGCTACATGGTGGATGATTACGGCGAAGAGAAGGTCATCGAGGCAATGAAAAAGGCTTTCAGAAATAAAGGCAGCAACGTTGGCTTGAGCTACATTGAAGCAATCCTGTCCAATCCATTAAGCCAAAAGAGAAAGGAGAAACAACAGTATGGCAATAAACAAAGCAGTCAGTATAGACACAGCGTTCCAAGCAATGATGAAGGGTCTTCAAGCAAGATCGCGTTCCTGGGAAACAGAACAGGCCGCATCAGAAGAAAAGGTTGAGTATGAGTGTTCCGAGTGCAAGGATCGCGGCGTTGTAATTTATCGGGTTCACAAGGATACTGAGCTGCGGCTGAGAAAAGAACACAAGCCATTGGACAGCCTATCACTTGATGAAATGGTTCTTGAAGAAGATTATCTTGCGGGAAAGGTTTGCACGCCAGATAAGGCTCGGGAATGGAAAACGACGTATTCCAAACAATGTGAGTGTGTGAAACAAAAGAAAATAGCGAAGCTCATGGCAGCCAGCGGCATTACAGAAAAGTTCGAAAAGCTGTTGTTTGGCAACTTCAAATTAGATGGCAAACCCCAAATGATTAAAGATGCCTATGAATGTGCGGTCGAATACTTCAAAGACTTTGAAAAGATCAAGGGAGAGCGTGCCAATAGCATTGCTCTGCTGGGACAGCCGGGCAGCGGCAAAACCCATCTGTTAACGGCTGTCATGAACAATCTCATTAAGAAGAAATCGACTTACTGCCTGTACTTCCCTTACGTTGAGGGCATGAGTGATCTGAAAAATGACTTTGACCAGCTGGAAACAAAGCTGAACGCCATGAGAAAAGCAGATGTGCTGTTCATTGATGACTTATTCAAGCCCGTTGATGGGAAGCCAAGGGCAACCGAATGGCAAGTCGAACAGATCCAGTCAGTTGTAAATTATCGCTACCTGAACCATAAACCTCTGCTGATCTCTTCTGAGCTCACAACGGACGATCTGCTGGACGTTGACGAGGCGCTGGGGTCACGGATTTATCAGATGTGCAAGTATTACACAGTGATCATTCAGGGCAACCGGATGGAATTAAACCATAGATTGGGTGATTGGGATTGAAGGAGAAAACGAACGTTATAGGATCCAAAGGAATGTATTTGTTCGGACCTGCTGAACAAAAGGGCGGCAAGGATCTCACACCAGCTATTAGGGTGCTTGAGGAAAAGATCAGACAAATGGAGCTGATGTGCAGTGCTTAAAGCGGTGATCCTGCTGCCGGCCATTATACTAACGGCGCCAGCAAAAGAAAAGCAGATTCAGCAATGGGAAGAGAATGACGGGAGGTAGCAGAATAATGCCAAGTGCAGAGCAAATAAAACGCATGAACGATATTAATGATCTGATAAAGCTTATCGCAAGCATAGACAGACGTACTTTCTTCTGTAAATACAAGGATCGGGTGGCGTATTTCAGATTTAAGAAAAAACTGTTCTTCGTTGATGATTACACGGGGGATGATGTTTACCCATATGAATTGGGATACGGTGGTCCAAGTGGCTTTTCGCATGGGGGCAACATGTGGCAACTGGTTAACAGCTTTCGGAAGTTCATCATAACAGGGAAATACGGCGAACTGAGGGATTATAAAGAAATTTGGGCTTACAGCTATGAAGGATGTATGAAAATCCGGCGGAAGGCGAAAGAAATTGGGTTTATTCAAACAACAGACTATCCATATAGTTTTCAAGAATGGACGGAGGCATCACATGCCAGCAAATAAGTACGGCGCAAGAAAAACACAGGTAGACGGCATCACGTTCGACAGCCGGGCCGAAGCCAAATACTATGAGCAGCTGAAATGGCTCAAGGTGAGCAAGCAGATCAAAGATTTTAAGCTGCAGACACGGTTCCTGCTGCAAGAGACATTCAAAAAGAACGGCAAAACTTTTCGGAAGATTGAATATATTGCAGACTTTGAGGTTCATAATCTTGATGGCAGCATCGAGATCATTGATATCAAGGGCGTGGAAACAAAGGAATTTGCCATCAAACGCAAGTTGTATGAGCGGCGTTATGAAACGCCACTCAAGGTGCTGGCTCTGGATAAGTCACTTGGCTTCATCGAGTTGGACGAGCTGAAAAAACTCAAAAGAAAGGCGGGAAAGTCCACTGTTAAACGTGGTAATCGCAGACGATCGGCCGTTGTGGGTGCAGGAAGAAGATAAGCTCATGGCCTGTATGACACGTTGCTCTCAGTTTAAGGCATGCGCCAGCCGAATGGGTTCTGATTGCAAGAAGCTCGGCGGCACGGAAATTCCCAAGATCAATTCAGGAGGTAGATACCATGGAACAGCAAAGCATCAATCCTTACAAGCCAGGACCGGTTGAAGAATGGAAGATGACTCCGGAACAACTGGCGGAATACGTGAAAAAGCATCCAATCGTTTACAGGGAGGATCTGAAACCATCGCCAGCATTCACGATGGCCGGATGGAAACCGGATCACTATTAAACACAAAAAAAGCACCGAAGCGGCTGTTGTCTTAAAACTTCTTGAGTAAAGGGAGTGTCAATATGAAAAACGATTACAGAATAGACGGGGAAATCGCTGTGATTTTTATCAAGCGCCGGAACGGTGATGTTTTTGAAACTATGGTGAGTACAGAAAGCTTGCCAAAACTCTTAAAAAATAATTGCACATGGTGTATTGTGCCCACCCGTTATCCTGATGTCTATTATGTACAAAATTCAAAGCGGCAATATTTACACCGTTTCATTACAGATGCACCTGTCGGCATGGTTGTGGATCACATAAATCATGACACCTTGAACAACACTTTGGAAAATTTGAGGGTAGTTTCAAATAGCGAAAACATCGCCAATAGCTATAAACGAGATAAAAAAGGAAGGCTCATAAAGCGTAGGAAGAATCATGATTTAGAACGGGGATGTATTTATTTTCATAAAAACAAACGTCGCTGGATCGCAAGAATCACAGAAAACGGGAGAAGGAAACAGATAGGACATTTCCAGACAGAGGACAAAGCGATTGATGCCTTGAGAAGTTACTTGAACCAACAATCAGCATCCTAAAAAAAAAGAACCGAGGTTACCCCCGGCTCTAATTAAACTCGACACTTAATTATAGCACACAGGGGGCGCTAAGAATGTACAACCCAAGAGAAATTAATTTAAGCAAAGATACAACAATCGAACAGGCAATGGAGTCGGGCAAAATACAGATCATCGTTTTAGACGGGAGCCAGGGCACCGCACATGTCTTGGAAGCCCCGGAGCATGGCAAAACAATTATTCAAACGGCAAAGGGCAGCTTTGCTCGAGTCGATCACGAAATAGGTTTCAAAATCAAATAGCAGGGGCTTTCCCCTGCGGGGGAGGAACGGCATGAATAAATTGGAGGAAGTTAAAAAATTTGATATTACCATCTTCACGAGTTGGTTAAAGAAATACGCCGAATGCGGGGAAGGTTTAGAAAAAGCTTGGCACTTTCTGATTGAACAAGCTGAACTGGCTGAAAAGCGTCAGGAAATCATCGAGGAAAACAAGCGTCAGCAGGAAGTAACGGTTCATCAATTCCGGCAGGCTCAGAAAGAAATTCAGCGGATCACTAAAGAGAGTGATGGTTTCAAACAAGCATTAGAAAAAATCGCTACTCTCAAGCCTTCGACTAACAATGATATTAACGCTTGCAACTTTCAATTTGCAATTACTACAGCCAATTTGGCATTGGAAGGTGTTGCGGAATGATCCCTTTACAAGTTGAGCTTCAGCGGGCAGTCAAATCCACGAAAGACGAAGCGATGACAGTTGAGCAGGCGGCGGAATATTTGAAAGTGCATCCAGATTACATACCGGTGCTCGTGGCAAAGTCAGACGATCTGAAAATGATCGGTGAGGAAACTATCATTGCAAAGCGTGATAAAACAAATGGCTGGCTCATTGGGGCGATGGTTTTGGTTTTATTCTTTGCAATCGCAGTCGGCTGGGAATAGGGGGATAAGGCATGAAAAGCATCGAGTTATTCGCAGGGATAGGGGGCATTGCGCTTGCTGCTGAATGGGCTGGAATTGAAACAGTCGCATTCTGTGAGCGTGAACCCTTCTGCCAGAAAGTATTGAATAAGAACTTCCCGGGCGTTCCCATCTTCGATGATGTACGCACCTTGAATAGACAGCTTTTAGAGGAAAAAGGAGTGATTGAGCCAGGTGGAACAATTGACATTATTTCAGGAGGATTCCCTTGCCAGCCTTACAGTATTGCCGGGAAGCGAAGAGGCACGGAAGATGACCGCGACCTCTGGCCGGAAATGTTTAGGATCATCAAAGAACTTAGACCCACTTGGGTTGTTGGTGAAAACGTTGCTAACTTCGCAAACATGGAGCTCGACCGCACGCTATTTGACTTGGAAACCGCAGGTTACAAAGGGCAATCGTTTATTATACCGGCTTGCGCCGTCGACGCCAAACATCGAAGAGATCGAACCTTCGTTGTTGCCTACTCCGACAGCTTCGGACGGTACAACAGGCAGCATCATAGGGAAAAACGACAGTTTCACAGTGAATTCAACGGGGACTCTCAGGAAGAAAACCGGAAATGGAACGGACGGTTCAATAGGGTTGGGGAGATACGTTCAATTCTTTCCGACTCCGACAGCAAGGGATTGGAAAGGACGAACCGGCCCGAACTGGAATCATCAGACGTTACCCGATGCAGTTCTCTGGCCGACTCCGAGAACAAAAGGAATGTGCGGCGGCACTGGATCATTTCAGACAATGATGGATCTACAGGAAAAGGGAGTCATTTCAGAACAGGAACGGAAACAGATGACGGCAGGCAACGCTGGCCAGCTGAACCCGACGTGGGTCGAGTGGCTCATGGGGTTCCCAACCGGGTGGACAGAATTAAAGGATTAGGCAATGCGGTTGTGCCTCAACAGATTTACCCGATATTCAAAGCGATTATGGACCAGGAGGCGGCATCATGATCGAATACAGCTGCCCTGAATGTGGTCACAACGAATTAGATATAAAAATCCGCCCAGGTGCCTGCTGCCCGAAATGCGGCTGCAGCATGGGCGTTGAGGAGGAAATTTGTGAAGTGTAAGGCAAAACGAATAGGAATAGGAAGGTTGTGGCTCCAACGGAAGGGATAAAAGGGAATTCATGTATAATGGAATTGTAAGGTAAAAAGTAAAGAATAAGAAAATCAATTAAGAAAGGATGTGATAAGAAATGGAGCGGCAATTAATTAAATTTAGAGCTTGGGATCATGAAAATAACAAGATGCTTTCCTGGGAGGATATAAAAAACAATTTTTGTGATTATTTGGATAACAACTTGTTCTCTGTTATGCAATTTATTGGATTAACCGATAAAAAAGGAACTGAAATCTATGAAGGCGATATTTTAAAAAGTGATTTTATTTCACAAGAAACACTAAACGTTGGGTATAATTTTACTCGCTTTGTGTTAGTTAGAAAAGATGGCAAAGTATTGCATCAATACATTGACGAACGTACAAGCTTAATTGAAATTGTAGGACATGTATATCAAGAATAAGAGGTCGACAAATAATTGAAGAAATCTAAAATGAGTAACGGTATTACATAAAAACAACGATATAAGTCCAAGATGGAAAGCCTGCGGACACTGAACTTACAGCATTAGCGCTGTTTGTTTGGTGTCCGTTTTTTATATCGCAACTATCTGGATGTCTATCGCGATTACTACCGGTGAAAGGAGTGATGATACATGAAACAGTCCAAAAAGAAGCCATCACAGAAGCAACAGGAGCGCTCAGATCGTTTCTGGCAATCAATGATGAACACAAACATGCAAACACTCAGACGCGGCAAAGGCGGCGCTTATAAACGCAGAAAGTAAAAGGGGAGTTTCAGGATGAAATACGGATTCGCTTATAAAAACGGAAAGCTTGTAAATATCTTTTGCGGAAAAGAAGAGCTCTATAACGAGTTGAAAGCCTTCTTGGTCAAAACCTACAGTATCAGCGTGAAAGAGGTATCAAGACCTCGATATATCGCAGAGCAAAAAGCAAACAACTGGAATGACACTTACTCTATTTAACTATCAGGAGGGAAAGCACTATGACAGATCAAATGATTGCATGGGAGATTGAGGAATGGATTCGTGATTATAAATTCATGCTACGGGAAATCAAAAGGCTCAATCGTGTTTTAAACAAAGTAGATTTTATTGGCGGAAAGCTCACTGCAACATACGGGGATGAAGCGGGCATGCCAAGGGGATCAGCTGGCGTCAGTCAGGCAGAATTGCGACAGATGGACCGAAGAGAAAGGCGGCTCCATAAATATGAATCTATTGTGCATTACCTGGACAACGCCATGGAACACATTGAAGAAGAAAAGCATCGTATCGTTTATGATTGCATGATGGAAGGCATGAGCTACACTGCTATTGCAAACCACCTTGATTGCTCCCGAGATACCATCAGAAAGATCAAAACAGCCATAATCGGCAACATCGTCAATAAAGTCAAAGAAGCCAACTTTCTGCAATATTTGAACTCGTTTAAATCGGCGGTGTAAAATGGGAGGCAGGATCGGCGCGGCGGATTATTCCTGCGTCACCACCAATTTCATATAGTGATCTTTAACCTCAGCAGCATTATTTGGTTGCTGAGTTTTTATTTTGCGGAAAAAGGAGTGAGCGAAATGGATTCAAAGGGTTGTAAACTTACAGTCACAATAGATGGAAAGAATTTGGATGACTACACTGTTAAAATAGAGACGAACGGTCTGCAAAAAGAATTTAACGAATTGCGGAAAGAATACGCCGACCTTAAGGCGGAATATGACCAAAGAGTGAAAGAGCTGGCTGAAATCAGCGGATATATTTCAAAACTTGCATATAATTATGACTTCAAAACAATCCCGAATGGTGCACCACTGCATTATTTTCATGAATTTAGAATGATCGCTAACATTGTGGGCGCAGGAATTCCGAAAGCTCCATACACTTGTGTGAATTTTCCACAGGCTATAATTGAGGAGGCATAATGACACTAGGAGACTTACTCAAAAGGATATCGCCAGAAGCTTTTAAAGCTGTTCCCGAGAAGGATCGGAACAAGATGATTCTGTTAACTTTTGATGGCGGATGGAGCAACATTGACGGAAGGGTAAGGGTTGACGAGTGCACAATTGCCATTACCCCTGAGACTGAAACTTTATTTGATTGAAATCACTAGGCGGCACTGCTAATGAGCGGGGTCGCTTTTTATATTCTTTGTAAACTGAGTCCAGTGAATCTCAGATAAGACTATTGGCGGCTGACGGCCTCTGAGTTGGGCTCGGTTTAGAGTGAATATCTCCAAAACAAACACGAATTAGAAGGGGGCGGCGGTGAATGTAGATGGCTGAAAAGCACATTCAGGCGTATAAGGATTACGTCAAAGGCATGAAATACAAGGACCTTGCCGAAAAATACGGAGTGTCAGTGAACACCATTAAATCGTGGAAACAGCGGCATGGTTGGGAAAGGAAAAAGGGTGCACCCTCTGAAAAAAGTGTGCACACAAAAAAAGGCGGACAGCCCGGCAACAAAAACGCAATAGGAAACAAAGGTGGCGCGGCTCCGGCGGGTAATCAAAACGCTGTGACTCACGGCTTTTTCTCTAAATTCCTGCCAGAAGAGACGCTTGAAATTATGGAAGAGATTCAGGAGCGTTCGCCTGCTGATATGATATGGGATCAAATTCAGATTCAATATGCAGCCATTATCTGGGCGCAACGCATTATGTTTGTACAGAATAAAGACGACCTTGCAAAAGAGCTGAAAAAAGCGAAATACACTTATCATCCAGAAGAGGACGAAGAGGGCAATGAGTATTTCGAAAAGGCAGTCACTGAAGAAGAGTTTGAAATACAATTCGCATGGGATCGTCATGCAACCTTCCTAAATGCTCAATCTCGGGCAATGGGGGAACTCAGGAGCTTGATAAAGCAATTTGATCAGCTGGCCCATGAACAAGATGAACGGCGCCTTAAATTGGAGCAAATGCGCTTGAATATCGACAAGACAAAGGCAGAAGTAGAACGCCTAACAAATAAAGATGATGATTCCTCATTCGAAATTATCATCAAGGATAAGGGGGGACGCTGATGGAAAAAGAGGTGAATCCCCGTTTTAGAAACTTTCTTTTTGATTGGTCACAAAAGTTTTATTTCCTTGTTGGTGGTTATGGCTCATCCAAAAGCTATCATGTTGCTTTGAAGATTGTTCTGAAATTGCTCAAAGAGAAGCGAACAGCCTTGGTGGTCCGGGAGGTTTACGACACCCACAGAGATTCAACTTTTTCCCTACTCGAAGAGATCATTACCGACATAGGATTGGATCATAAAATCCGATGCATTACCTCACCGATGCAGATACGGTTCCCAAACGGCAGTAAGATCATCTTTAAAGGGATGGATAAGCCGGCGAAGCTGAAATCAATCAACAACATATCAATTGTATGGATTGAAGAGTGTTCAGAAGTAAAATACGACGGTTTTAAAGAGCTGTTAGGGCGTTTGCGGCACCCAACTTTGCAACTTCATATGATTTTATCTACAAACCCCGTCAGCAAAGGGAATTGGTCGTATAAACACTTTTTTAAAGATGACACTAATCAGTTTTTTGTCTTGGATGACGAAGAACTTTACAAAGAGAAAACGATCATAAGAAACAAAACCTATTATCATCACTCGACTGCTGATGATAATTTATTTTTGCCTGAAAGCTATATCGAGCAGCTAGAAGACTTAAAAACACATGACCCAGACCTTTACCGCATTGCCCGGAAAGGTCGTTTTGGCGTTAACGGAAAACTTGTTCTGCCGCAGTTTGAAGAGCGGCCGCATGAAGAAGTGATGAATGCTATAAGAGCAATTGACAGGCCGGTTCTGAAGAATGGTATGGACTTCGGTTTTGTTGATTCATATAACGCGCTGGTTCGTATGGCTATCGACCATAAGGAAAAGATCCTGTACATCTACTGGCAGTACTACAAAAACGATACGACCGACGACAAAACAGCTGAGGACTTAAAAGAACTTAAGCGCGTTTTGATCAAGGCCGACAGTGCCGAGCCTAAAACAATTCGATTCTTTAGGCAGCAGGGCTTTCTCATGAAGCCTGCAAAGAAGTTTCAAGGCTCGCGCCTGCAATACACCAAGAAAGTAAAACGATTCAAAAAAATTATCTGTTCCGATCAATGTCCCGATGTCGTTAGGGAACTGAAGGACCTCACGTTCAAAGTGGACAAAGACGGAAACATCATCGAAGACGAATTCAACATTGATCCGCATACATTCTCGGCCATTTGGTACGGCTTAGATGATTATGAGGTATCTAGCCTTAAAGGGCATGGGGTAACAAGGAGGTTTAGAGGTTGATAAAGTTCTTAGACCAGATCAGAGCTTCAGGCATTACACCTGAATTGATTGCAGAAATCATTGAAGCACATAAGAACGATCATGACAGGATGAAAAAACTATATGATCGTTACCAGGCTGAAGTTCAGGGCGTGCCGATCTTAACCAGAGAAGCCATTGAATACGAGGATTTCGAGACAGGCCATGTTAAGCGGATAGATCATAAGGTCAATAACAAACTCAATAACTCGTTTGATTCAGACATTGTTGATACGAAGGTGGGCTATCTCTTTGGGCATCCGATCACTTATGAGTTTGACGATAAGCGAGAGACCGGTACTACTTCGCCCGGAAAGCAAATGATTGATGATTTCAACACTCTCAATAATATTGCTGACGAAGATAGTGAATGGGGGAAGATGGCTACCATTTGCGGCTACGGAGCCCGGCTCGCATATATTGACCGAAATGGTAATGAAAGAGTCAAAAACATTGAACCATGGGAAGCGGTTTTCCTCAGCGATGGGAATATTCATGAACCGGAATATGCTTTGCGTTATTACGAGACATATAACGGGCAGCAAAAAGCGGAATTTTACGATAGCAAAACGATTTATTATTTCAGCACGAAGGATAGTTCAGCTTTTACCCTGGACCACAAACAGCCCCATATGTTCGACGGCTGCCCTTTATTTGGGTTGGCAAACAATAAAGAGCTAAAAGGCGATGCCGAGAAGGTATTGTCTCTTATTGATGCCTATGACCGGACCCTGTCAGACGCCTCAAATGAGATTGAGCAGTACAGACTGGCGTACTTGATCCTAAAGGGACTGGGAGCCGATGAGGATACACTCCAACAGCTTAAAAAGACTGGCATTCTTGAACTATACGACGAAAAAGACGATGTCAGCTATCTGACAAAGGATATAAATGACGCAATCATTGAAAATCACTTGAACCGGCTCGAAGAAAACATTCTCCGTTTTGCAAAGTCGGTCAATTTCTCTGATGAATCATTTGGCGGGAATGTCACTGGCGTTGCAATGAAATTTAAATTGATGGCGCTTGAGAATAAGTGCATAACGATGGAACGGAAAATGACTGCTGCTCTCCGTTATCAGTACAAGTTAATCTTTTCAGCTTGGGCAACGAAAAATAAAGCCAAAGCAGAAGATTACTTGAAAGTCTGGTTCGGATTCAAGCGTAACCTTCCAGCAAACGTTCTTGAAGAGGCACAGACAACATCGCAGCTTAAAGGGTTAATCTGCGAAGAAACACGCCTTTCTCTCTTGTCCTTTGTCGATGATGTTCAGTATGAGCTTCATAAGATGAAAGAGGAGGAAGAAGAGTACAGGAACAGCATGCCACCGTTGACTGATATCGAAACAGATACGGGCGGTGATGAAGATGAACCAGAATGATATTGATAAGTACCTGGATGACATGATCACGGAGGATGCGAAAAAGATTGATGTCGTTTTTGCTCAACGGCTGAAAGAGATCAATCAACAAATCGCGGCCCTTTATGCGAAATACAGCAGAGATGGTCAGCTATCCATGGCTGATATGAATAAATACAACCGGTTCAAAAAAGAAATGGAGCGCATGACTGAGGAATCCAGTAAGGCATTCAAAACTATCCTCACAATCGTTGAAGCTTTGGCTGCTAAGCAATTCCTTGAGAGTTACATGCGCTCTGCCTATTTGTACGAGATGGAAGCTGCAGTTGATTTAGGCTTCAGCATTCCTACTGTCGAAGTAATCAAGCAAGCCATATTAAACCCGATAGCTGAATTGACTCTCTCAGCCTTATATAAGCGCCACAGAGATGACTACGTCCGGCAAATACAGATTTCAATTGCTCAAGGGATTCAAGCTGGTGAAGATTACTCCAAGATTGCCCGACGTATTGAGCAAACGACCGAATTTGCCCGCAGAAAGGCTCGTGACGTGGCGAGAACAGAGACTCATAGGGTACAAGTCTCGGCGAGGATGAAAAGCGCTGAGCAGGCTTCTAAAAAGAGCAAACTCGAAAAGATGTGGAATGCGACTCTCGATCTTAAGACTCGTTCTGGTCACAGGAAGCTCGATGGCAAGACTGTTGAACGTAATGGGCTGTTCAAATCAATATATGGCGGCGTCGGGCCGGCTCCGGGACACATGAATAATGCCAAGGATGATATTAACTGCCGTTGTACGATTGCTTTCAAAGTAAACGGCGTGCTGCCTGATACAAGAAGGGCGCGTAAGCGCGGCAATGGTGCTGGCGAGACTATCCCATACCAAACCTATGAAGAGTGGTACAAATCCATTGAGGAAAAGGGGAAATAATTCATGAAAGAGAACGAACGTATTAAATACCTCCTAGAAATGTTGAATAGTGCAATTCAATATAATGACTCTGATAGTTACAACGAGATCATCAGTGAGTTGAAGCAATCACTGTTTGCTCCTAAAGCCTTTGATACAAAAACAGCTGAAAAGATCGTTAAATTTCAGGAAGAGTATAGGGCCAATAAGATAAAGGATGATCTACTTTCCATAATTGATGAGTTATTGAAATATAGATTCACAGATGAGGTAGGCCACCCATTACACCACGCCTTGCCATTTCAACAGCTTGCCGAAATTGCCAATTATCATATTGATACCGATAGATATTTTTATCGGGACGGCACAAAAGTCGTGGAAAGCTTGAAGTAGTCAATATAAGGAATTATAAACGAGGTGTGAACAGTGACGTTCTTTGAAGTTGAGTACACAAGTGATGATTATTATGACTGTTATCCTCACCAGATAGGAATTTACCCTACGTTCGAAAAAGCTATGGAGAAAGCAAATGAGTTGTCAAATGGAGAGTATCCACCTGCTGAAATAGATATATGGCAGTGGGAGCTAAAGCAAAATGAATACGTGAAAATCAAGAATTGGAATAAACACGAATTTGATACTGATTTCAAAGAAGTTAAAGAGTAAATCAATAATCCCCGTCCCGAGCATGACGTTAAAAGGCTTATTTTTCATGCACTCATAACAGGCGCGCACTGTAGAGGGCGAAGGAGGAAGAACTGTAATGCCAACATTAGACGAAGTGAAAAAATTTCTCGAAGAAAATAAAGAGAACGAAGAAGTAAAAGCATTTGTAGGAGAACTTTCGGCCGTATCAGCAGATAAGGTGGAAGGGTTCCTTGAAACAGACGAAGGGAAACGTCTCATCCAGCCTCGGCTGGATTCCCATTTTACGAAAAGCCTTGATACATGGAAGGCAAACAACCTCGATGCTCTGATTGATGCAAAAGTAAAAGAGCTTTATCCGGAAGAAACAGAGGAACAAAAGCGTATCAGGAAGCTGGAAAAAGAGCTTGAAGATCAAAAGACAGCAGCACAACGTGAAAAGCTTTTAAATAAAGCTGTCTCTTATGCTTCTGAAAAGCAACTGCCGGCAGATGTAGTGGAATTCTTTATCGGTGAGGATGAAGAAGCAACGATGAAGAACCTCGGAGCATTCGAAGAGAAATACAATGCTGCACTTCAAAAGGCGATTGAATCCAAGTTCCAAGAGAATGGCCGTGATGTTCAGTCCGGCAGCAATGAACCGACAAATCAAAGTTTAGATATTAGCTCGCTTGCAGCTGAAGCAAGTATTAGAAAATAAGGAGGGCTATTAATATGCCGACATTCGATCCAAACAATGTATTATTGCAAGACGCAGTAAATGGGAAGGTCCCAACTGAACAAGGAACGCTAGTTTTAAAGGAGTTTATGACGCAATCAGCTGTCACGAAACTCGCAAAATATGAAGAAATGAGTAAGCCGGAGAAGGAATTCACGTACTTGGCTTCTGGACCAGGAGCTTACTGGGTTGGAGAAGGCGAGAGAATCCAAACTTCTAAGGCTCAATGGTTAACAGCAAAAATGATTTCAAAGAAATTGGGTGTCATTATCCCTGTTTCTAAAGAATTCTTGCGCTACTCTGTAACAGATTTCTTCACACAAATGCGCCAGGCTATCGCTGAAGCCTTTGCGATTAAATTTGATCAGGCTGCATTATTCGGTATTAACTCACCATTTGGTGAAGGTATATCCGTATTTGAAAAGATTCAAAAGTCTGGCAATACTATTGCGTTGAATTCATTAGGAAACCTATATGACGAACTAAACGGGTTAATGGCGCTTGTTGAGGATGCTGATAAGGATGTGAACGGTTTTACAACAACACGCCGTTTCCGTCAAAAACTTCGCGGCACAAAAGATGGCAATGGGCTGCCGATCTTCAACGATGCAACAGGCGGCGCCACACAGCAGGCTTTGGGACTTCCCATCGGATATGTGGATTCTAAGTCGTGGGATTACAAAAAAGCGGCATTGCTTGCAGCTGACTGGAATTACACTCGTTTTGGTATCCCTCAGGGTATGGAATACAAAATCTCCAAGGATGCGACATTAACAACGGCGAAAGGCGAAGACGGCGCAGAAATCAACCTATTTGAGCGTGATATGGTTGCTCTTCGTGTGACTCAGCAAGTCGGATTCATGACATTGACCGATGATGCTTTTGCTGCTATTACACCAGCAACGGAGGCGTAAGCTTATGGGGTACACATCTAAAAACTATAAGACAAATAACGGCGATAAATTGGTGATCGGCGGTGAATTAGAGATCAAATCAGGCGCAAAAGTGACCGGCTTGCCCGGTTCAACGCCTGTTGCTAAAAGCATCACTTCTGAAATGATTGGCGACGGAGAAGTGAAAAACATCAATATTGGTGATGGTTCTGTTCAAAGTCGAAATATCGGAACTGGCAGTGTGCAAAATGCCAATATCGGTGCGAAGGCTGTTACGTTAGCCAAGCTTAGTGATGATGTAACAGCAAAGCTCACTGATATTGAAAACCGCCTGAAGGCATTGGAAGGAGGAAGCGCTTGATATGAAAGCATCTAACGGTTCCAAAACAATTGAATGCACTGAAAAGGCTTTTGAGGTGGTTTACTCACATATTGGCTTTAAGAGAGTGGATGAGGTCAAGAAGCCAGCTGCCGATCTTTTTGATATGACTGAGGCTCAACTGCAGAAAGTAAACAAAGATGAGATTATTGCTTTCTTGAAAGAGAATGAATATGATTTTGACCCTAAATCGCCTAAAGACGAACTGATCAAGATTGTCTTAGGTGAAGAGTAGGTGATTCAGTGGACATCGGACAAGTAAAACGAATGACAGGGATTAAGACAGATAGACATGATGAATATTTGTCTGAAATAGTCCCTATTTTGATTGAGTCTGCCAGTGATTTTTGTAGTAACACTTTCGATCCGGAGGCTTTGCCAGCTGGCGTGAAGCTTTTTGTTGCGAAGGCTGCAGAATATAATATGACTCCTTCTGGACTCTCGGGAAGAAGCATGGGTGATGTGTCGTATTCGTACAATACTGAATTTCCTCGGCACATTACAAAACACCTTACGCCATATCGAAGGCTGAGAGTTAAATGATCTATGAAGAATTCCCCCACGAAATCACGTTTCAGCGGATGGGTAAGGTGCCGGACGGCGGCGGTGGTTATGAAGAAGGTTACGTTGACTACATCACAACAGAAGCTTTAGTCAGTGGCGTCAGTTCCCGGGAATATTATCAGGCTCAGCAGCTGCAAAACCCGGTTGAATGCAACGTGTATTTCCCTTATCGGACTGATATCGAGAAGACAATGAGGATCATTTACGAAAACAAAATTCTCATCCTCAAATCAGAGCCAATTGATCAAGGCGGCATGCATGAAGTCTTGAATCTGAAATGCCAGGTATCGGGGGTGCTGGAGTCTGATGGCAAGAGTTAGCGGTAGATGGGTCAGGCAAATGCGCCGAGCGACTGAAGAGTTCAGGAACAATGTGATTGAAGAAGCTAAACGGATTGTAACTGACACGGCCGAGCTGATTTATAGTAACGCCGTTTTAAATGCTCCAACTGCCATGATAGACGGCGGGAACTTGAAAAACTCAATAGAAGTAGACTATCGTGACGGCGGCTTAACGGCCGTTATTTCTGTTGGTGCTGATTATGCAATTTATGTCGAATACGGTACCGGAATTTATGCGGAGGACGGGGGCGGCCGGCAAACTCCTTGGGTCTATTATGACACCAAGCTTAACCAATGGGTTTTGACACGAGGCATGCGGGCCCAGCCGTTCTGGAATCCGTCTATTGAGGAAGGTATGCGGTACTTCGCCAGTCAAATGTGATAGAAAGGGGCTGTCATTATGCGGTCATCCATGTGGCCGTTGCAGATGGCTATATTTCAAAGGCTATCAACTGATAAAGAGCTGAATGCACGCGTCACTGGTGTGCTTGATGCAGTCTCGAAAGATCAGAAAAAGCCATATGTGACAACAGGCGATGATGACATTTCGGCATTTGAAACAAAAACGTCTAAAGGTGAAATCATCAATGTTGTTCTCCATTGCTGGAGCGACTATAACGGCAAAAAAGAAGCGATGCAGATCCTTGATTTGATGCTGCAAGCAATAACCAGGGAGCCCCTAGAAATAGAGGGCTTTTCTTTATGCCGTTCTGAGATGCGCGGCATGCAGGTGATCACTGATATTGACGGATACACCAGACACGGCATTCTCAGGATGCGATACACAATAAACAATTGAGAGGATGAAGGAAATGCCACAATTATTGAATGGTAAAGATGAAATTTATTTCGTTCAGCCGATGGATGCACAAGGAACAGAAGGGCTGTTCATTGCCTTCCAAACAGAAGGGTCACACACAAAAGAACAGGACACGCTGGACGAATCCACAAAGTCAGGCCGTATTGTCGGTTACGGAACAAAAAACGAATCTTTTGAGCTAACTTATTATGCTGCTGTTTCAGACCCGGGGCAGGAAGCAATTGAGACAGCCTACGACAATGAAAAGGCTATCAAAGTATGGAAGGTCAATAAAAACAAAAATAAAAATGATAAGCACAATGCAGTCTATGGTCATGCCATTATTGAGAGTTTAGAGGTTAGTCAGCCACAGGATGGATTCGTTGAAACTTCAGTGACATTACCGGTACTGGGCAAAACTTTCAAAGGTGAGCTGGATCCATTACCTGATGAAGTTCTTGCGGCAATTGAGTCTTCAGCTGGTGCAACGAAATTTGAGCAGTTTGGCACCACAACTACACCCTAAGGCGCCCCAAAATCTATCGTTCACGGCTACTACAGACAGCGTGACCGTGAAATGGGATGCGGTAGATGGGGCAACGTCATACAAAGTGTATAGAGGAGCGGACAAGAAGCTTGATGCTACTGTCACAGGCACATCCCACACATTGACTGGTATTGCGGCAGATACCCAGCTGACGGTCAATGTCTCTGCGGTTAACGATGCTGGGGAATCACCGATGACCGAGATTATTACGAGAACTCAAGCAACTGCGCCCTGATACACCCCGTAACATAACCATGACAAGCGTCACTTCAAGTGGGATTTAAATGGGACGCGGTGAAAGGGGCGACCTCGTACAACATTTACAGATATTATGCAAAGATAGCAACTGTCAAAACAAACTCATATCTCTCCAATCCAATTCTTAAACCCGACAGTTCATACATTTTCAATGTTTCCGCGGTAAATGCCGCCGGGGAATCGGCTTGGTCAGAGAAATTCACGATTCGCACAAATAAGGAAGAAGCATAGGAGCCCGGCTGTTGCCAGGACTCTTTTTAATACAAAAACTTGGAGGTTTTATATATGGCTCACTTAACAATTGACGGAAAAGATTATGCTGCACGTTGTGATTTTGCATTCGATAGAACAGCAAACGAGAAATATGCGAAAGAAGATAAAAATGGTGATAAATCAGGCGGCACATTAACGATTTACAACAGCTTACTGAATGATGATGCTGTTTATCTTTCTGCATTTTGGGATTGCGCACTTGCTCACTTGAAAAAAGGCAAACCTTCTGTCGAGCAGATTGAGGATGCTATTACCAAGATCATTGAAGAAGATGAAACTGGCAACGCCGTTGATGAGATGGTGAAAGAAGCTTTTAATACACTGGATTCAGCGGGTTTTTTCAAAGGAAAGATCCGTCAGCAGTGGAAGATGATGAGCAAGCTGGCGAAACCGAAGAAGGTCAGCCCGAAAGAGACTCCGGAAATGGAAGCGAAACGTCTGGAGGAAGACGAAATGAACAAGGACATGCTGGAGACGATGAAAGAAGCGTACAAAGAGAAGACGGGATCGACTATCTCCAAGTAATTGAAAATGCAGCTCGTTGGATGGGTGTCTATGACAACGATGTCATTATGTCATGGACTCCAAACGAGTATAAACGAAAGCTAAAAGCAGCCAAACTCCGTGAAATTGACGAGATGGAAAAGTTGGCGAGAAATGCAATGTTCCATCGTTATGCTTTGAACGAAAAGAGACCAAAAGAGTCTAAGATGTTTGACGCTAGAAAAGCCCGTAGAGAGCTTGAGCGTTCTCTGACAAGCGAGGAAAACAAATGGCGTGAATCAGACATAAACAAGCTTGGTCCGAGAGCTAAAGGCGTGCAGATGTTAAATGACGCTGTGCGGTCTTATTTCGGAAGACAATCAAAAGAAAAGAGGTGAGGGCATGATCGAGAGGCTTACTGCTGTTATAGAAGCTCAGACGCAGAGGTTCAACAGAAGTATGGACCGAGTCAATGACATGATGCGGCGTATGGCTGATACCCATACTGTTGAAGTGGAAGCGGAAATTGCAAGCTTCCAAGCGCGAGTCAGACAAGCAGAGCAGCAGATCGACAACTTTATTCATCGGCATCAGAGAACGCGAGTCGATTTAGACGCAGACTCTGACCCCGTACAAAGGGCCGTTTCAGCAGCAAGGGCTGAGATTGCCTCGTTGCCCAACCGGGTTACAACCAATATCAACGGGAATACATCGGATTTAACTCGCGCAGTCGCTACTGCACAAACTGAGACAAGATCCTTACCTAACAGAGTATGGATCTTCATAGAAGCCCGTACGGATCGATTCGAAAACTCTATGAATCGTCTTGCGAAAATCACTAACTCTGTTTCAACTGTCATAGGCCATTCACTTGCAGGGGCATTTACATCCGCATTGCCTGCAATTTCTCCGGTTCTTGCCAGCATAACTGGGGCAATTGGTGCCTTGGGTCCTATGCTCGGAGTGGCAGCCGGCGGAGTTATGGGGTTAACCAGTGCATTTGCAACAGCGGGAACAGGTGCGGTGGCTTTTGGAGCCCTTGCCATGACTTCTATCGGTGACGTATTTAAAGCATCAGAAGACCTTTCGAAGCTGCAGGAGAAGTTGGATAATGCTACAAGTGCAAAAGAGCGCGCTAAAATCATGGAGCAGATCAATAACCTGCAAAAATCTCTTGGAAAAGAAGAGAAAAAAGCGCTGGACACATTGGAGGACTTCAAAAGCAACTGGCATGATATTGCTCAATCTGTACAGAAACCGATTTTAAAAACGTTCACGAGCTCGCTGACGACGTTTAAGGGCGTTCTGAATAGTTTGAGACCTATGTTCAAAAGCGTGGCAAATGGCGGCGTTACATTAGCCAAAAGCATGAATGCGGCGTTTAAAGACACCGACATGCGACGCTTTATAGACAAAAACGCTGGTCAGGCCTTCGTTACGTTTGGGAAAATAGCCGGCAACGTCCTCAGAACAGTTATGAATCTGATTGTTGCTTTTGGACCTCTTGGGAACGACATGTCGGCCAGTTTGGAAAAGGCCACAGCTTCATGGGTGAAGTGGTCAGCTAATTTAGGTTCTTCGAAGAAGTTCCAAACGTTTATTGAATATGTCAAAACAAACGGCCCTAAATTACTGCAGATCATCGGGAACTTATCCGGCGGCCTGACCAAGTTGTTTACCGGTTTTGCCCCGATGTCTCAGGACATGATGACATCCCTTGTCAACATGACTCAGAGGTTTAATGAATGGGCCGGCAGCGTCACGAAAACGAAGGAATTTCAGTCGTTTATTGACTATATCAAAACGAACGGTCCAACTGTATGGAGTACGATTGGTGAAATCGCCAAAACAATCATCAATTTGCTTGTTGGCATGGCTCCGTTAGGGCAATCCATCTTACAAACGGTAAACGGGTTTTTAAAATTCACAAATGCAGCAATGCAGGCTAACCCTGCTATCGGACAATTCATTGCCGTGGGCATTTCATTGCTGGGTGCATTAAGAGCGATAGTTCCTGCGATTGCCGCAGTTAGTGCGGTCACAAACGGGTTAAAAGACTTTGTTACTGCGGCTAAGTGGGTAAGAACGTTTGTCACTGGTACCGAAGGATTTACACTCGCTCGAATGGTATCACAGCTAAAAACCGGAATAATTTGGGTCGGTAAGTTTATTGCTAAATATACGGTCATGGCTGCTCAAGCCACAGCAAATGCAGTTAAAATGGCAGCGTCATGGACTGCTATGCAAATAGGCACGTTGGTTTCTCTTCTGAAATCAGGTTTAGTTCAAATGGGTTTGTGGATCAAGAATATGACTGTTATGGCGGCACAGTCAATTGCGCAAGCAACACGAACGGCAACGGCATGGACAATCATGAAAATAAGCTCTTTTGTAACTTCCCTTAGAGCTGGGATAGTGCAGATGGGGCTTTGGATCAAACAGATGGTTGTCATGGCTGCTCAGTCTGTGGCACAAGCGGCACGTATGGCAGCGGCGTGGACGGCAGCGCAAATCAGTTCATTTGCATCTATGTTGGCAGCTGGAATCAAACAGATGATTGCTTTCGGAGCGCGTTTGGTTGTTTTAGCAGCTCTGGCGGCTGCAAACGCGGCGAGAATGGCGGCATCTTGGGTCATTGCTATGGGTCCTATTGCATGGATCACAGCGGCTGTAGTGGGTCTGGTTGTCCTCATCATTGCAAACTGGGATAAGATCAAGGCTTATACAATCAAAGTTTGGGGCGTTGTTTCTAAATGGCTTTCATCTGCATGGACAGGAATTAAGAATGCGGCGTCTAAAGTATGGTCGGCTCTCGTCACACTTATAAAGGCAAACTTCGAGTTACAAAGAAAGATCGTCATGACCGTCTGGAATGCGATTAAGTCTGCCGCATCTAGGATCTGGAATGGCATAAAATCGGCGTTATCTTCCATTTGGAAGGGTATTACAAGCGCTGGGAAAACCATCTGGAACGGTTTGAAAACTTTCTTTACGGCATGGCTGAATTTCCAGAAAAAGATATGGTCTACAATCTGGAATGCTGTGAAATCAACTGTATCCACGGTTTGGAAAGGTATAGTTTCCGCCGGAAAGTCAATCTGGAATGGATTAAAAACTTTCTTCACTAATTTTCTTAATGGATTAAAGAGAATTTTCTCTACCGTTTGGAATGGAATTAAAACAGCGGTAACTGCCATATGGAAAGCGTTGACTTCGACTGCTAAAACGACCTTTAATGCCATGAAAACTGCTATCTCAAACATCATGAATAATGTTAAGAGCAAGATAAAGAGCATTTGGAATGGTGTTATGAGCTTTTTCAAAGGAATCAATCTGAAATCCATCGGTCGCAACATTATCCAAGGTCTGATAAACGGTATCAGCGGGATGGCGGGGGCTTTAGCCAGCAAAATTAAATCGATGGCAAATGCAATCCCTAACGGCATGAAAAAACTTCTTGGAATTCACTCGCCATCAAGGGTTATGCGCGATCAGGTCGGTTATCACGTTGGCACCGGAATGGCAGCCGGGATTGATAAGTCACAGGCCAAAGTAAAAGCGGCTGCGGCGAGAGCGGCTAAAGCGGCTCAAAAAGCTGCTGAAGTGAAAGTGACCAACAAAATTAAGAACGCTGAAGTTAAATATGACACCAAGAAAATGGGCGCTGACACTTATATCAAGACGTTGCAGAAAATCCAGAAGCAAAACAAGCTGACAAGCGAACAAAGCCGGAAAATCCAGCGTGAAATCTATCAAGCTGCTAAAAATGCCTCTGACAAACAGAAAAAGCTTTTGAAAGAGCAGCAACGCAAGCAAGCGAAGGCAAAACTTGCGTACACCAAAAAGGTGTCTGATCAGATTAAACGAGCTGAAGCCAAGTACGATACAGGGAAGATCAGTGGTAACACATACGTCAAGACTCTTCAGAAGATAAGTAAGAAGAACAAACTGACTTCTGATCAGCAGATCAAGGTACAGCGTGAAATCTATCAAACTCAAAAAGCAATGGCTGATAAGGCAAGGAAGCAAAAAGAGAATGAGAGAAAAGCGGCAGATAAAATCAACAAAGGTATTCTCTCAGCCAATAACACATATCTGTCCAAATTCAAAAGCATCAATGACAAACTAACCTCAGACATAAAAACGGCAAACGATGCCTATAAGAAGGAGCTCCAAGACCGAACAAATGCGATTTATAACGCAATCGGTCTATTTGACGATGTTTCAAGCGAGAAGGTTAATGGCTCAAAACTGACATCAAACCTTAAAAATCAGCTGGCAAAATTAAAGCAATTTGACAGCGATATTGCGAGCATCGCAGGCAGGGCGCCGAAAGCATTCGTTGATGAACTGAAAGAAATGGGAGTCGGTTCAGCAGATCAGATCAATGCAATTGCTCGTATGACTTCGTCTGAATTGGATGAGTACGTCAGACTTTGGACAGAGAAGCATAAACTCGCAAGCACGCAGGCGGCTCAGGAATTGACTGGCCTGAAGAATGAGACTGCTAAGAAAATCAATGAGCTTCGTTCAGCTGCCAATAAAGAACTGAGCCTACTGAAGAGCGACTACATGAGAAAAATTGGCGAGCTTACAGTCAATGTGAAACAGCTGGGCTCACTGAAAAACAGCGGGAAAGCTATCGGTTATAACACGATGGCCGGCATTATTTCCGGAATGAGAAATATGAAGGGCGAGCTTGCAAAGGAAGCCAACACTATTGCCTCCACAATCGAGAAGACAATCAAGAAAAAGCTGAAGATCCATTCACCTTCCCGATTAATGAGAGACCAAGTTGGCGTGATGGTGCCAGCGGGAATCGCAGTTGGTATCCAGGACGGTATCGGAACGGTTCAGCGGGCGATGACTGCTGTCAGCGATGCTATGTATATCGAGCAGAAAGATATGAATTTTGCTTACGATACATCCATATCAAGAAGCGACCTCGGCACTGTCAGAAAAGAACTAAGTGCAGATGTCAAAAACCTTGAGTTACCTGAAAAAACTATCATTGTGGAAATGGACAGCAAGAAAGTCGGTCAGGGCGTAGAAAAGTCTGTGACTGACGCACAAAGAAGATCAAACGCAAGGAGGGTGAGAATTAATTGATCAACTATCAGGAGATTTTGCCCAACCAATGGAAAATCACATTTAATGGGATCGATATTTCACCCTTCTTCTATGTGAAATCAACCACTGGGCGGGGAATAATGAGCCGAGAGGTAAACACGTCCTCAAAAGGAAACCGTCCAGGTGGTTTCCTTCGTGGCACTAGAATACCGATTAGAACAATAACGATAGATGTTCTTTTTGCATTCAGCAGTGAAGAGGAATTGAAGAAAAAGCAAGAAGAACTGACTTATATTCTGCATACAGACGAGCCGAAACCACTCGTTTTCCATGATGAGCCAGACAGAACATATTATGCAATATTTGAGAATGTATCTGAAAGCGAGGAGCAGGGTGGCTTTCAACAGGCTACATTGACCTTTATCTGCCCTGATCCTAAAAAGTATGGAGCGGCTGCGGAATCTGAACTAAATGCTGGGGTGCAGGTTTTCACAAATCCGGGGTATGCGGAGATTGAACCAAAAATCGAATGTATTTTTAAAGAGGCGGCCACTTCATATGAGGTGGCTCTTTTAAATGGTGATGGATCTGTCTCTAAGACAATAAAAGTCGTGTACAACTTCATCGCCGGCGACACTCTCATTATTGATTCTTCAAAGAGAAAAGTGACATGCAGCGGCAAATTAATCATGACTGCTCTGCAAATACAATCCGAGTGGTTCACACTGCCACCAAAAGTACCAACTCAATTGAAGTTAAGCCACGCAAGCCGCATCAAATTCGATGAGGCTTATTTGTAAGGAGGTCCGTTAATGGCTGACATGTATATTCTTTCACCAGATGATCAAGTCCTGACAGTGCTGTCCAGCGACGGACAAGAAGCGTGCAGATTTTGGGATGCCAAATACAAAGAAGAGCTGAATAAAGGCTCTTCTCAGCTTGTAGAGAAAACGACGTTTTTTCTACAAGCTTTTTTGTTTTATACAGTTTCTTTAGATATTCATCAGGTTTCAGATGCAGAAAAAGCGCTCCCACATGCCTAGCCCTGCTTGGCTAGGTATGTGGCAATCTTCTTCATGTTCTGGCATGCGGCTGTGAGGAGAACTTGTTCACTCACATTTCGTTTTCCCCTCAACCTGCAATAGCGAAGCCCATGCAGCTGTTTTGAATCTGCAAAGCTTCGCTCTATTTTTTCTTTTCTTTTTTTGTAGAGGTTTTTTCCTGAAACAGACAAGCGATTTTGTCTGACCTTTTCTTTATGATCTTCCCATACATGTCGAGTAATCACTTTCTGCCGATTCTTTGATTTTGTACAGTTTTCAAGCAGTGGGCATGAGGAACATATTTCAGGATTTGATTTATATGACCGGTAGCCTTTTCGGTCAGTTGTTGAGTATGTAAGTGTTTGGTGATTTGGACAAATGTATCTGTCTTGTTCACTGTCATAATGAAATTTCCATTTTGGAAACAAGCCTCGGATAGGGTGATAACGTCTATGTGCGATGACACCAAAGATTTGGCGGTCAGATAATCCTTTACAGATCGGAGTCGTTAAATATCCGGAATCAAGGGCGACGGCTTCTACTTGAAAACCAAATCGTGCGATTTGGTGGTCTAATCGGTCAAGATAAGGCACAGAATCATGGACATTTCCAGGTGTGACGTAGGCATCGGTGATAATGTTGTATTTCATATCTGTTGTGCGGTGATCTAAATAGAAAAAACCTTCTGGTTTGTTTTCACGATACAGATAGCCACTTTCCGGATCGGTTGTACTGTGGCGGATCTCTTTTTCAGCTTTCACCTCCTCTTTGGCTGTTAATGGTTTTTTTCCGTGTTCCTCCCGATCCTCTTGAATGGCTTCATTTAAATCCTTGATATAGTTTTGGGTATCCTGCGCAATTGTTTTTCTTGTGTATTTATGCTTGTTGGCATTGGCTTTAAGGTGTGTGGAGTCGGTGAATAGGACTCGTCCGCCCACCATGTCATGATTGATGGCCTGAAGAACGATCTCATCAAAAATGTCTTGGAAGATGGTTGTATCTTTAAAGCGTGTGCGTCTGTTCCAGCTGATGGTGGAGTGGTGTGGAACCGGGTCGTTTATGTTCAATCCGAGAAACCATCTGTACGCCATATTGTAGTAAATTTCTTTTTCAAGCTGTCTTTCTGAACGGATACCATAGAGGTATCCGATAAACATCATTTTAAATAAAATAAGCGGATCAAGTGAGGGGCGGCCTTTGTTTTCACTGTAGTAAGGTTTCACCTTTTCAATGATGAAAGAGAAGTCTATGTGTTTATCAATTTTCCGAAGCAGGTGATCCTCTTCAACGAGTTGGTCAAGCAGAACAAATTCGGCTGTGTTTTGAGAAGAGTTTCTTGTGTGGAACATGAGAAAGACACCGTCCTTTTAAGTCTTTCTTTTATTTTATTACAGAAGAATGGATATTTTAAAGAAAAATAAAGGCTGTCGAGATTTTCTCGACAGCCTGAGAAGAGCTGAATAAAGGCTCTTCTTTTTCTTTTGTAGCAGATGCTTCCCATCCTGATGCGCGCTATTTGTTTGAGGAGAATCAAGTCATTTTTAGAGATAAAGACGGCATTCTCCGATTGTTTGTGATCAAGGAGCTTGACGATACAGATGAAAACTCAGAGGTTAATACACTCGTAACATGTGAAGCTGCCATGATGGAGCTGGCAGAAACCTTTGTGAAAGACTTCCGGCCAACTGACAAAACAGCACAATTTGTTCTGGATAATGTGCTTGCTCGTTCCCGTTGGGTGGCAGAGGTAAGTGCTGAACTCGGTACAAATTCCACCACGTTTTATAAGAAAACAGCTTTAGAATGTATCGCTGAAGTGATAAACATCTGGGGCGGCGAGCTTCAAGATTCTATCGAATTTGATGGAAACAAGATCACAAAGAGAATTATCAAGATACTGCCACGACGAGGAAAAGACAGCGGGAAACGCTTTGAGATTGATAAAGATACAGAGAATATTAAAAGAACGGTCATCAGCTATCCCTTGACAGCTCTTTGGGGGTATGGTGCCTCTATTGCCTCGACGGATGAGGACGGTGAGGAGACGGGCGGTTATTCGCGGTTTATTGACTTCTCAGAAGTAGAGTGGAAGAAATCAAAAGGTGATCCAGTTGATAAACCACTAGGTCAGGAATGGGTCGGCGATCCGGATCTATTAAAAAGGCTGGGACGTCTTAAAAACGGTGAATTGATCCACAGAGAAGGGCAATATAATAACGAAGACATCACTGATCCAACGGAGCTTTTAAAAGCCACATACAATCACCTCATTACGACAGCATCCAAAACTGAGGTGAATTATGAGCTGTCAGTTCAATTGCTTCAGAATGTACCAGGTTATGAGCATGAGCACGTTGAGCTGGGCGATACAACAATTGCCATAGACCGAAACTTTGCTATTCCGATAGAAACGTCGCAGCGCATCATTTCCATGGAATATGACATCACAGATCCTGACAATACCTGTGTCGTGGAAATAGGACAGTTTTTATCAGTTCTTCAAGGTGATGAGCGGATTAATCAGATAGAAAATATACTCGATAAGAATCGAGGTACTTGGGAAAGAAAGCCGTCTGTCGGAGAAGTCACTGACGGCAGTTTCCCTGACATTGTGCCAACAGTCCCTTCTAATGTATCTGTTAAGGGGCTTTTTTCGGGTGTGAGTATCACATGGGATTACGACCCTTCTTCTTATATTGCGGCTTATGAGGTTTATGGATCGCAAATAAAAGGATTCACCCCATCTATCGAAAACCGGCTATGGCGAGGCAAACAAAGCGGGTATCTACATGAAAATGCTGGCGTTGATAACGTTTGGTACTATCGCATACGGGCTGTTAACTATCACGGCAAAGCAAGCGAATTTACAGCTGAGTTTTCAGCAAAAACTCAGCGGATTATGACCGATGACATTCTTTTCGGTGCAGTCACAGCAGACAAGCTGGCAAATTTAGCTGTAACAGCGGACGCCATTTCCCGAAATTTCGAAGAAGCTAACATTTTGCCGGGATCGCTATTACGTTTAAGCGACATTTTAAGGGTCGATTCCAGAGTAATTGTCAATGAGGTAAATGGTTTCAATGAGTTATCCGTAACGAAAGACACAACAGAATACACGTCATTCGGATTTACTACAGGTGGTAGAAACTCACTTAAGTTAACGAAAGGTGAAACTTACACCTTATCATTTGAGTTGAAACGAGAAACATTGAATGACTTTTCATATATACAGGTCAGGTCGAAAAGTGGCACGCAGTACAATTTAACGAACAACTTCACCGATTTGTCGAGTTATCCAACTGATGAATTTGTAAGGTTTGATCTTCCTTTTGTTTCCCCAGCAACTCTAACTGATGGTCGCGTTTGTCTAGGAGGGAGAACACAAAATCTCACAGATAGCGCTAACTTCACAATAAGAAAAGTGCAGATTAGAAGAGGGAACGTAAGAATGTCTTTCGGATTCAGCCCATACGACACACAACTCACTGACGGTGCTGTTACATCTGCCATTATTGCGGATGCGGCTATCACAAGCGCCAAGGTAGCAGAGGCGGCCATAGGAACAGCAGCCATTCAAAATGCGGCAATTGCAAGAGCTCATTTACAAGAAGCTATCATTGACACTGTCCATATAGCTGATGCCGCCATTACAAGTGCCAAGATTAAAGAGCTGTCCGCCGATTTGATTACGTCAGGAACGATTAATGCAATCAACATCACGGGTTCACTTATCCGAGGTGGTAAATTCCAAGCATTGAACACGAACAAAAACTTCGATTCTTATTTTGACGGTGACAAGCTATATCAATATAAGAGATCAACAGCTAGCGGAACATATGCAGAATACACCGCTACGGAAATAAATTCCTCCCTTTTTTATCAAGAATCCGGTGTAGATTATCAAGACGGGAGCAGGAAAGACGTATATCGAAGTGTTTCAATTAGCGATGGCAAAGTTTCTGTTAAGGGTGCAGGAGAATATAACAACGTGAATGATCTGGCGGTTGTTGAAATGTATGGGGACTTCACGACATATGGTTACGGAGCGGGAAAAATTATCATAACGAATACTACGACCGCAAGTGTTCCAAAAGACATTTTTACGTTAGAGGGGTACCGAAAAGGTATAGATGTCAATGATCAATACAACGCTAATTTTACGAACAGAGCCGTTATCTCAGGAAGTTCTACACTATTGAGCTTGCAACCACTAAACTTTGAAACGGTTGTTGGTGGTGGCATACGCATGAAATCATCAAAACGTACTGTTTTCGAAGGAGCGCCTGTTGAATTACCTAAAAAATCAACAATAATGCCGGGCGATGACCAATTTACAACGCCAGAAAAAATAGTTGGTGGAAACGTAACATCACTAGTCACAGACATTCACGGCGCGTTGCAAAATAATCTGCTTGTTTGTATCACTCAAATAGATGTAACTTTGGGCGCTTCAGGCGGAGCGTACGCATACGCCTATAGTTGGTACAATATGGTTGATGGTAACTATCAAGGAGCGGAAAACATTTTCGCTGTAATGGCGACACCTTATGGCAAAAATGCGAATAACGTCACCGTTGGTATAATGAGCCAGAGTTCTGAAAAATTCGCTGTTCATGTGAGGGGAACAGGAGCGACAGACGTGGCGGCAACAACAGTCACCATTAGATTGGCTATATTTTACGAAAAAGCATAAGGAGAGTTATGAATATGATAGAAACCGAAACTCGAAGAGAAAGCCCATTCGCATATATTGAGGGGTTAGAAATAAGCGAAACAGAAACAGGATTCTCGCTTACTGGATGCACTTTAAAGCACCCAGAATTTAAAGAACAGATTTTTCAAATGGAGCCTGGTGAGTTTGATGTGATGGTACACGTCAGCAGGAATGTGTTTTACAGTTTAAATATCGTCTACGTTAAAGAAACAAAGACGGTGGAATATAAGCTATTCCGATTTATTGCTGATTCCGACGGATACCACCCTACCTACATCGACAGCACAGAGTATATGCTTATGTATAGCGTGTTCGATTGCACTATTACACCGTCTGGAGAAATAACAGGCACATTTCACGTCTATCCAAAAGGGGAATATCCGACACAGTCAGAATGAGGTAAAGGAGAAATTGTCATGAAAATAGAACCGATTGAGATTCCTAGCACAGAACCAGAACCACAAAAAACAGAAGAAGCATTGCATGAACAGATTTTAAATCTACAAAGAATGTGTAATGTTTTAATGGTGAATCAGTCTTAATTTCGGAGGGAGGACAATGGAAGGACGGAGTGCATTTTACAACTTTTTTGAAGATTGCTGGAAAAATGGAACTGTTTTAACAATTGAGCTAAAAACACACGTTCAAACAGGACGAATTACACAAGCTGAATTTGAAGAAATAACAGCCCTTGAGCGCGGAAACGCTTATCCTGACCAAACAGAATAGGAGTGTTTAATGTGGAGGAAAATAACAGAAGTGAATTAGATTTAGAAACGAAAGCGGAGCTATTCGAAAGAAAAGCGGCAGGCTATCGCCAAAACTGGATGAATGCTGAAGATATTCTCATGACATATCAGTATATGTCAGAAAAAGATAAGCAGCTTTTAGCGGAAAAAGAGCAAGAAATCCAGCATCTGAAGGAACATATTGAGAAGTTAGAAAAGAACCTCAACAACTTGAAAGGTCCAGTAAAACTAAATCATCAGAAAAACTAAGCGGCCTAGAAGCGGCTTTTTTTATTTTGCCTCAAAGGAGGTGAAATCGAATGAAATAGATAAAAGGGGGCGTACTAATGTCACAATTGACGGAGGTACCGGATGTGAATGTAATACAAAAAGAGATGGCAGAGTTCAAACTAGAACAAAAATCGCTTGAAAGACGGGTAAGTTCTCTTGAACGATCCTCAGATAGACAAGATCAGCAAATCATGTCACTCAATGAAAAACTCAACAAGATCGAAGAGAATACTACTTGGATCAAACGCACAATAACTGGCGCTATCATTACAGCGGTATGCACTGGCGTTATTGGCGGCGCAATCGCTATTTTTTATACTGTTTTGCAAAAATAAGGAGGAAAATACAATATGAAAAACTTTGACAAAGGCACGGTCATTCGGACGGTGCTTCTTTTGATTGCACTTATCAACCAAACAATGCTGATGCTTGGCAAATCACCTTTGGATATTACGGAGGATCAGGTGAATCAGCTTGCGGATGCGCTGTACACTGCGGGCTCTATAGCCTTTACTATTGGCACAACATTTACAGCATGGTTCAAAAACAACTATGTGACTGCAAAAGGCCATCAGCAAAAAGCTGTCCTGAAAAATCACAATCTAACCAAGTGAGCTGCCAGCTGGCGGCTCTTTCTAATTCAAAAGCAGAATAGGAGAGATCATTTATGACAATCGCAGTGAAAAAGAACCTTGTATCAGAAGCAAAATACGCTTTAAAATGCCCTAATCACATGGACGCTGAATACATCACCATCCACAACACGTACAATGATGCATCAGCTGCTAATGAGGTCAGCTATATGATCGGAAACACAAGTTCAACGAGCTTTCACTTTGCCGTTGATGACAAAGAGGTAAGGCAGGGAATCCCAACAGATCGCAATGCATGGCACACAGGAGACGGAAAAAACGGCACCGGGAACCGTAAGTCTATTGGCGTGGAAATCTGCTACAGCAAGTCAGGAGGGCCTAAATACAGGGCTGCTGAAAAGTTGGCTATCAAGTTTGTGGCGCAGCTACTTAAAGAACGCGGATGGGATATTGATCGTGTGCGGAAGCATCAAGATTGGAGTGGAAAGTATTGCCCGCATCGTATCTTGTCAGAAGGGCGTTGGGATGAAGTCAAAGCTGCAATTGATGCTGAATTAAAAGCGCTTGGCGGCAAAACATCAAGTAAGAAAACAACTTCATCTAAGACGGTGAAAAAACCAAGCTCAAGCAAAAAGAAATCATCCTTTAATCTGCCAACAGGCATTTTTAAAGTGAAAAGCCCATTGATGCACAGTGCTGCTGTTGAACAGATTCAAACAGCGCTGGCGGCATTGCATTTCTATCCGGATAAGAAAGCCAAAAACTTTGGGATCGATAGCTATTATGGACCGAAAACAGCCGATGCCGTCAGACGGTTCCAGCTGATGAATGGACTAAATCCTGATGGCATTTATGGGCCTAAGACAAAAGCGAAAATTGAATCCCTACTAAAATAAGAGAATCCCTTCTCGTTATGAGAAGGGATTTACCGTTTATTCCTCGTATAGTTTATTAACTAACTCGGGAAATGAATCACATATATGACTCAGAGCTCTATCAGGATCTTCATGTGCAATTTCATGGTCCCAAAAAACAATAGAAGGACTACTGAGTCCTTTCCGAAAATCGTAACAGATTTCATTGCCAAACACATCATCCGCAATCGGTATTACTTTGTCTGGCATTCTACCATCTCGATAACGATTAGAAACGTTAACTATATATGACTCACTTTCTTTATGGAAGCTATGTAAGTATCCGAATGCAACTCCTTCCCTATCTTCAAGGTCAAAAGTTTCGGGAGAAGGGGTAGCGCCAGAATAGATTTTGACATATTCTAAATAATCCTTTGGGAACTTTACTTGTAAAATGTTTTCTACTTCAATAATTTCCTCGTTACTAACAGGATGCTCTCCGAAATCCCATTCAACCATTTTAAAAACTCCTTTTATCTGTATTTGGAACCTCCGCCCCATATGTTTCTTCCGCCAGTATGTCCTGTCTTGCCATGAATATCTGCATCTACTAGCTGCATTATACCTTCATTTTGATGGTGGTGCCATGTAAAACCTTTTGGTTTTTTGCCTTTTGAAATCTGCTTTAACTGCATTTCTGTAAAATGTTTTTTTAACTCTGGATTTTTATTAATTTCTTGCTGTAATAGTTCAGTGGCTTTTTTAAATTGTGCAGTATCTTTCTGTAGATATAATGATTTATCAATCTTTACTTCGGCAACTGGTTCAAAAATTGGGAAGCCATCTTTATCATAAGGTACTCCGGTTACAGGGTGAACATCATTTTTTAAATGTCCATTTTTTAAGTTGGTTGTGACGGTGTTACCGAATGCATCTTTATGCGTATATGGTGCAGCTTGGACGAATTGATCTTGTTTGGATTGAATCTCTTTTTTTAATATAGATGTATTCTTTACATTGTAAGTGTTCTCTATATCTTGAGCTATTCCTACAAGAGCCAGTTCATCTTTATTTCCAGATAAGGATTTGATGTATTTTTTTCCTTTAGAGATTCCTTTATTTACATGGTTAGTTGCTGTCTTTTCTCCAGCTTTCAAAACTTTGTCTACCTTAGTTGCGCCAGTTTTGGCGATCTTACTAGATACTTTTACAGCAGTTCCTGCGCCTTTTAATCCAACTAGATTGCCGATTACATAGGTAACATAGTGTGCCTTTGAGTATGTATCACCATTTATAAATTTATCATTCCATGAATCAGCTATATTTTGCCATATGATTTTAGCATATGAAGGTGTATTCAACACAGTACTAATTGTTGTGGCAACTTTTTGCTTATCAGAGAGTTGGGAGAATTCCCAGGCACCGACAGCTAAGTCTTTTAAACCAATTACAGTATCTTTTCCAACATCATAAAGACCGACACCGACTCCTTTGAAGCCCTCCGTGAGTTCATGTGTGTTTTCTATCTGTGTGAAATACCTTTGCTGATCCTCTGTCAGGTTCTCGTAACCAATAGTTTTAGCCATTGAATAGAATTCATCTGCATCAGCATAGTCGTAATTTTTCAGTCTTTCTTTCAGCTTTTCGATTTCCCGTTCTTTTTCTTCTTTCTTTTTAATCGTCAAATAAGCATCCGTTCGCTTCTCAATATCACTTTTTTTCTTATGTATATCACTCTCACGGTACGCCTTGGCGTTGTAATGGATGGGTGTAGCATTTTTGCCTTTGCCTGTGGATTCCTCAAGCTTTTGGAAGTCCTTCTTGATGAATTGCTCGTTTGGCTCTGACTGAGCATATTCAGAAACAAGTGCTTCGTCAACGCTGCCTACTTTATTGACTGTTTTTTTGCGTTGGTTCTCCGCATCGGCGAGTTCGTCTTTAAAGGTTTCTGTCGAGAACAAATCAAGCGGAAGAATATCGTCGATATCATGTAAGATATCTTTCATCGCTTTCTTTTGTTCAGACATGATGGATTTTGATTTTGTGTAGGCGTTAGCCAGCTCGTGTTCTAAGAAGGATTCTTCTATATATGCATCAGATAAGCTGGCGTCCTCTAAAGTGCCTGAAATGCTCGTCAAGAAAGCAATTTTCATATCAAGTAAGTCAATCCAATTATCAGCTACACCTGCGTGATCTTGGTAAAATGCTTTAATGTTGTCAGCGCCTTTTCCGGAAAACTCACTGTCATCTAAATCAGCTACGGCTTTAAAGGCCTTTTTTAGATTAACCATCTGACTTCTTAATTCCTTGTATTCTTTTGCACGTTTATCTGCTTCAGAAAGCAGTGATTTGGCTTCAAATACTTTCATGTTCATATCCTTTCATTGGAATTCTGTAACAAAATATTACCATGGATATAACAAGAAATAGACTAATATGGCCCTTAGAATAGCAAAATGAATCATTAGACTTGCATCTTTTAACCTATTTTAATTACAACAAGAACAAATCCTATTATTTTTCAAGAGAGGCTTTAACAACAGCTATTAGGTTTTCGATGGAAAAAAAACGTGATATAATTACCAGTAAAGTATTTTTATAGACTCAGGGGGTTTACCTGTGATTAATATATATTGTGATGAAAGTTGTCATTTAGAAAAAGACAAAAGTGATGTAATGGTTTTAGGTGCTATGAGTGTTAATATTACATATCTCAAAGAAATTTATGAAGATATACGTCAAATAAAGATGAATCACGGGTTAGACTCATGGTTTGAAATAAAGTGGACAAAAGTTTCCAATGGGAAAATCAACTTTTATTTAGATTTGATTGAATATTTTTTCAAGACTTCATCTTTATCTTTTCGCGGAGTTGTAGCTACCGGGAAAGGGCAGTTAGATCATTCCACATTTAATAATAGCAATTATGATACATGGTATTATAAAATGTATTACTTATTACTTGATCCATTTACTTCACCCTCCCATACATATAGAATATTTATCGATATTAAAGATAGTTGTGGAGGAAAAAAAGTAAATAAACTTCACGAAGTACTTTGTAATAATAAATATGATTTTAATCAAGAAATTATTGAGGATATTAAGCAAGTTCATTCACATGAATCTGAGGTCTTGCAGCTATGTGATTTATTTATTGGGGCTCTTTCTTTTTTTCACAGAGAATTATATTCAAGCCCGAACTCAAGCGAAGCTAAAAAAGCTATTGTTGAGAGAATTATAGAAATGTCAGGCTGCTCCTTAAAGTACAGTACATCTAGAAATGAAAGCAAGTTTAATTTATTTATTTGGCAGCCCAGAAGGAGTTTTTAAATGTACTCTGATAAATTATCTCCTCCTATAGATATTACTGGAAAAACAGAACACTCTGATATTGAAGATTTGCTTTATAAAATTTTTAAGCGGGAAATAATGGATCAAAAAAATCGTGGTGAGTTTCAAGGTAAGTTTATATATGTAAATTTCAACAGTTGGATTAATAACAAAAGTGAAGTGTTTTGGCACTTAATCAGTTTAAATAAAAATGAAAAATTCAATATCCTACCTTGTAATAATTGTATATCCATAACCAAATGCTTCTCTAACTGCATTGAAAATTCCAGGAAAATTACTTTTAAAAATAAAGACATTCGAAACATTTGTTATTATAGAGGAATAAGAATTCATTGGATAAATGAAATATTAAATCTTGCAAACCAAGGAGATCCTGATATTAAGATTTGGAAATTGAGGAAAAAAGGAGGAAGAGATCAAACTTATATAAGGTTTATAAATGGAACTGTTGACTATGTAATAATTTTAGATGAGTTCCGTAAAGGGGGAAGGTTAAAAAACTATGTCTTAACTACAGCTTATCCAGTTTTCTATATAAACAGTAAAGTTAATTTTGACTCAGCATACTCTAATTATATAAAAAGTTTAGCCACTTAAAAATAAAAACCGGTAATCGCTGTGCGAAAACCGGATTCTCCTTCTACACCTGGCAGATGAGCTACATTTAAATTACTACAAAAGTAATCTGTTGTCAACAGATCGGAAAATATTGACCATCCTCTTATTGGAAAAATTAATTTGATTGGGATGTGGGAATATTATATATATTCCCATTTTCTTTTGTATTAAAACTTAATTATCCATCACTCACCCAGCTCTTATAATCGAATCAAATGCAATAAACCATGTATCTCCTTTTAAATCCTTCATATGTAGCTTCTGTTTCACTTCGTTTATGTAATGCACATGCCCTGTTACATCTTCAATAAAGCCGTCTCTGTATACACTGATGACCAGAACCGAGTTGAATTCCATCGCTTCGCAAATAGTGCGTGCTATCTCCTCCAGCTGGTATTCATCAAGAATGGGTTTTTCGATTTTGTGAAATTCTCTCTTTCGTTTTAAAAGGGCAGCCCTTTGCTCAGGTAATATGAATTTTTGTTCCCATCTCTTGTCGTAAATTCCTTGACTCATTCCGATCATCTCCTTGACTAAATTATATGCGAACAAATGTTCTCTTATCAACGGAGAAAATACTGGTAAGCCTGTGGATTTATTCATTGGTTTTAAATGGGAAATTGTTGGCGAGTTGTTGCCCAGACCTGCCAACAATTAATATTTTTATTCAGAAGAGATCAGACATCTATTTTGAAATCCCTTGATGGATAAGTATTTGTCAGGAATAAAAATAACAGCTCAGAAGGTAATCACTACCTTGACAGGGTAGAGGTCGCTGGTTCGAGCCCAGTCGGAATCATACACGGCGGTTAGAGGCGTTATATCAACGTTTCTAGCCGTTTTTTATTGCGTTGACTTAGTCGATGACTTAGGCGTATTAAGGCGCAGGGTAGCGGTGGACCGTTACCGTGTTTGAACGTTTCTTATTCTATAAACCGGAATAGGGGGCGTTCTTTTTTATGGATAATATTCGGAAAGGGAAGCCGATTAAACGAACACGCAGGCGTAAACTTCGTGATCTCGGTGACTTGGACGGATTATTTCAAACGTTCATCACGATAAAGACAGCCGAAGGAAAAGCGAAAGGAACGTTACAACAGTATCGCGATAATTATAAATCTTTCACTACGTTTCTTGATGAGTTCGATATACCTCGTTCTCCTACGGTTATTGATCGAGATACAATAAGACACTACATAAACTATATGCGCAATGATTGGGTGCAATTTAAGGGGAACGTTTATATATCGGATGAGGAAAAGAAGCGAGGTCTATCAGATAGCACGATAAATACACGCTTAAAAACACTGCGAGTGATGTATAACACCCTGGAGAACGAAGGACTTATTGACAATAATATAATGGACGGAGTTAAGAACGTAAAAGAAATAGAGGAGCCTATTATTATTTTACAACCAGATGAGCTGCAACGCCTTTTAAAAGCGCCTGATAAGAAAAACTTTGCAGATTTTCGTGATTATGTATTGATGAACGTACTATTAGACGGAATGATGCGAATTGGTGAAATAACACATGTTGAAAAGCGGGATTTTGATTTTAAATCTCATATATTAACGATTCGATCATCTATTGCGAAAAATCGAAAGACAAGATATATACCTTTACTACCTACTACATGTCGGTTAGTTCAAGAGTTAATCGCAGAAAATGAATTAGATTTTAAAAGTGATTATGTTTTTCTGACTAACTACGGAGCTCGTCTTGACAGAAATCATTTTAGAAAGAGATTAGTTGATTTTGCAGCAAAAGCTAACGTGAAAAAGAAGGTGCATCCGCATTTATTTAGACATACTGCAGCTACGATGTTTTTAGAGAATGGAGGAGATAGCCGAATGCTTCAAAAGCTACTCGGTCATTTAGATTTGCGAATGATTCAGAGATATACACACGTGGCTGATAAATCGGTAGCGAAGGCGCATGCCAAACATACAGTGATGAATTACATTATCAAAGCTCAAGCAATGCCACGAAAAATAAAAAGATCCTAAAAACAAAAAAAAGAACGCCATCCAGCGGAACTAAATCCGATAGATAGAACGTCCTAGCCTACGTCTATTATATCGGAAAAAAGCGTACTTGTCTACGTTTATTTAAGTGCGCCTAATTTTCCGTAACGGTTGTCGTCTCTTATCGAGGAGAGAAACCGAATGTACACGAAAGAAGCCTCTAAAATGGCGTCGTTCCGTTCAGTGGACGAGCTTAACGGCGCCATCCACACGCACATATACCGCAATAAATCCGATCTAACGCCTGCCGCAATCGAGGTTCTTAAGGTGTTGTCTCGTCATGCTGTAAAAACGCCAGGCGTGGCGTATCTGAAGCTCGCAACTATCGCAGAACTAATCGGCAAGCACCGCGTAACCGTTATTCGCTCCATTAAACGACTAATCAATCTCGGCATTATCCGCAAAGAAATAAAGTATCGGCCAGTATCCGGCGGCAACGGCGCCAATATGTACGTTATCCTGCCGGCGACTAAAGCCGATGTTACCCCGTCCGTGTTACCCCCCGTCAAGAAGCCGAAAAGCCAGCGGAGACAAAGCCGGAAGCGCCGAAACGGAAAGACGAAGCTATTATTTCTCAAAGCAAATTAAAGTTACTACGTAATACGTATGCTGCGTTTAAGTCTGCGGTCAATACGTTTGTCAGCGATCGGAAATTAACGAGCAAGCTGTACGGTATATACCTTGCGCATACGTCGTATTTAAAAGGCGTGTATGCTGCCGATACGCTTCAAGAAATCGGACTGGAAGCCGTACGGCAAACATTTATCGCGACTAAACGGAAAGCTATACGTAATCTTGCCGGCTACTATAACGGTGTGCTGGATCGGATGCTGGATCGTTTGTTTGATGCGAGATTTGACGAGAGTTGACTCGGCGGATGGCCGTGCGATTTCGTACGTTAAGGATACGGGGAGGTCTTCGAGAAGGTCGGCTTGTTCGTCGTCACAATTTGTGACGAGATCAACTCATATCTTTGCCAGCCTTCGCCTCCTCACGCGCGACCCTCCAAACGCTTTACAAAACTTTACGTAAAGAAACGTAAAAGTAACGTAAGCCCTGGTGTATCGCGCCTTTGTTTTTGCGGATGTAAAATACACGCGAATGTATGATTTTAAATATTTTCGTACATTCAAAACGTTGATTTTAAAGAACCGATGTGATAACGTATAAATAAAGATACGTTTTCGTACATTGGAGGTATTAAAATGGATGAAAAGAACGTGCAGCCACTTCGCACTATAGACGAAATAAACGATATGAAATGGGCGCTCAGAAGGTTCGGAACAGAACGCGATAGATTCCTCTTTGTATTCGGCATTAACACCGGACTAAGGGTTAGCGATATTGTTCCGTTGAAAGTCGGAGATGTTCGCGGCAAACAACACGTAATAACACGCGAGAAGAAGACGGGGAAGGTAAAGCGCTTCTACTTAAACAAAGCGTTACAGGACGAGATAAACGAATATACATACGGAATGGATGACGCAGAGTATCTATTCCCAAGCCGCAAGGGGAGCGCCCATATATCAACAACGCAAGCATATCGCGTACTCACGAAGGCTGCGGACATGCTCGGTCGGGATGATGTTGGTACGCACACGATGCGGAAAACGTTTGGCTACCACCATTACAAGCGCAACAAAGACGTCGCAACACTTCAGACGCTATTCAATCACTCCGCGCCATCTATAACGCTCAAATATATCGGAATAACAGACGACGAGGTACAAGCGACATTAGAAGACTTCTCGTTATAGTCGGCCAAATGGCCGGCTTTTTATTTGCGTGAAAAGGGGGCGGGGGAGGAAAAACGAAAAGCCCGGGCGCCAGGCACATTTTAAACGCGCATTTCAAAAATTCACTTTGACCAATCGAAGGCATTAAAAAAGACGCCGATCTATTCAGCGTCCTCTTCCGTGACTTCTTCTATTTCGAATAGTTCCTCGACTTCCACGCCGAGCGCTTTCGCAATCGAAAATACGTGCCAATCTTCGTGGCGAGTGTTCTTATCGAATCTCGATATCGAACCTTGTGTTACGCCGGATGCTTCTGCGAGTCTAGCTTGCGTCCATCCCTTGGCCTTCATAACGGCATGTAGGCGTGGTGTTGCGTTTAATTTCATTTCGATCACCTCTGCGACTGAACTTGTCTATAGTAAACTGCTGGTTATCATCGATAATTAAAATAGCTTTTTATCTCGTTTTAAAGCTAGTAACAAAAGTTTCTCCGTCGTTCTCCGCGTTAACGACAAGCTGGGCACTTTCACTAATCCGTTGAGCGAGTGCTTTTTGCGCTTTTCCCTCGAAGCTGTATAAAAGGGCTGAATAAACATCGTTTAATTCTTCCTGTAGCGAATTCATTTCGAACTTTGGTTTAAGGTTTTTTCGAACCGTCTCAAGCTTAGTATTTGCGACTTGTGTCATACCTGCTTTTAACATTTGACGCTGCATCTGTTTTCGCATTGGATCATCTTTATGTTCTAAAAGGTTGTCTAATGTTGGCAT